TAGATAATGACGGTGACGCTTTAGTTGCTGGCGCATTATACTTTAACACTACTTCAGGTGTTATGAATGTATACACTGGTTCTGCTTGGGTAGCTGCTTATGTATCTGCTGCTGGTGTTTTAGTTCAAGCTAATAACTTATCTGATGTTGCCAGTGCATTAACATCAAGAGCTAATCTTGGTTTAACTATTGGTACTGACGTACAAGCACACTCTGCTGTACTTGATGCTACTACAGCATCCTACACAACTGCTGAAGAAACTAAACTAGCTGGTATAGAAGCTAGTGCTGATGTAACAGACGTAGATAATGTTACTGCTGCTGGTGCGTTAATGGATAGTGAAGTTACTAACCTAGCACAAGTTAAAGCATTTGATTCAACAGACTACGCTACTGCTGCTCAAGGAACATTAGCTGATAGTGCTACACAACCTGGTGACAATGTATCTACATTAACTAACGATGCAGGTTACTTAACATCATTTACAGAAACTAATAATCTTACTGCTGCTGTTACATGGGCTAATGTACCAGATGCAAACATTACACAAAGCTCTGTTACACAGCATCAGACTGCTCTTAGCATTACAGAATCACAGATTAGTGATCTAGGTACTTATGTATCTAAAACGTCTGCAACAGGCTCTGCTGAGATGCCAGCAGGTACTACAGCACAACGAGACGTATCTCCTAGTGCTGGTTATTTAAGATTTAATTCTAGTGATAGTTCCTTTGAGGGCTACGATGGCTCTGCATGGGGTGCTATTGGTGGTGGAGGAGGAGCTTCAGGTGGAGGTTCTGATGCTATCTTCTACGAGAACGGACAAACTATTACTACAAGTTACTCAATAACAGCAAGTACTAATGCAATGTCTACAGGACCACTAACAGTTAATAGTGGTGTTTCAGTAACAGTCCCTAGTGGCTCAAGATGGGTGGTGTTATAAATGTCAATTACATTAAACGGATCGTCAGGAATACAGTTTCCTAACTTTATAGAGAACGAACAAAGCATTGACGCTGACTACACTATTGCAGCAACTAAGAACGCTGCAAGCATAGGTGACATAGAGATTAGTAGTGGCGTTACAGTAACTGTGACAAGCGGTGGAAACTGGGTGATCTTATGAGTACGCTAAGAGTAGACAGCATACAAGACACTGCTGGTACTGATAACCAAGGCAAGATAATACAAGTTGTAAATAATAGTACAGCACTTGCTAGATATCAAGCTACCGTTACATCGTTTACTAATACTGGTTTTTCAGTATCAATCACACCTAAATTTGCAAACAGTAAAATTAGAATAGATTTTTCTGCAACAGTTCTTGCTACTGCTCATTATGTTTATTTAGATATTTATAGGGACGCAACAACAAGTTTAAGTGGTGACGCTACAAGCGGCTTAACAGGCGAAAACGCATATTACACAACATACTGGCAAAATTTAAGTGCATTTGTATTTGATTCTCCGAACACAACTTCTGCGGTTACTTATAATATTTTTACAAGAACTGCATCTGGGGAGGTTATTGTTGGTACTCAAACAAGCGCAGTTTATCCAAATGCAGTTTATATAACAGCTACGGAGATCGCACAATGATTAACTTAGATGGAGTTGCTGACAAATCAGATGCACTTGTATCTTTACGTCCTGACGCACAATGGGCAATGCGTGGTGATGTCCTTGAGTGGTTAGACACAGAACAAACACAGCCAACTGACTCAGAGCTAGATGCTGAAGTAATTAGACTACAAGCTGAGTACGATGCCAAGCAGTATGCAAGAAACAGAGCAACTGCTTATCCATCAATCCAAGAACAGTTAGATATGCAGTACTGGGATAGTGTGAATGGTACAACTACTTGGAAAGATGCTATTGAGGCTGTTAAGACGGAGAATCCTAAGCCATGAGTACAGTTAAGGTAGACACAATTAAGACCACTGGCAACGTAGAAGTTTATACCTGCAAGGCGTGGGTTAACTTTGATGGTCAAGTAGCATCATCTAATATGATTAGAGGCTCAGGAAATGTTTCAAGCATTACCGATCATGGCACTGGTGATTATACAGTCAATTTTCAAAACAACATGACTGACGCAAATTATTCTACTGTTTACACAACTGGTCATTGGTCTGGTTCAAATTATTGGGGTCCAATAGCTTATACAAATACTCAATCAACTTCAGGAGTTAGGATAAGAAATAATTTTGATACTGGTACTTTTTATGATGCCCCAACAAATAACATTGCAGTCTTTAGGTAAAACAAATGAGTACACTTAAAACAGGAAAAGTAAAGACAACAACAATAGCTGACGAGTTAGACACAGAGTCTACTGCGGTCACTAATGTGATTAACGGATCTGCAAAGGCATGGGTTACATGGAATGCTGATGGCGGTGGTATTGGTGCATCTTTTAATGTAAGCAGTGTTACTGATAGCGGTACTGGAGTATCAACTATTAATTTTGTAAATGATTTTGATGACATTTACTATACTGTTGTTTGCGGTGGTAATCAATTTACCGATGCTGCTATGAGATGGATTGGACCAAGCGGAACATCAGGTCACAAAGGTACATCAAGTGTAATAATTTACACTGGATATTATAGCGGTACTAGTTCAGCATTATATGATTATAATAATTATAATCATAGTGTAGTGTGTTTAAGATAAGGAGCAATAATGGATAAAAGAATTATATATCCCACAGATGACGGAGGAGTTGCAGTCATAGTGCCTGCTCCTAATTGTGGATTAACAATAGAACAGATCGCAGAGAAGGATGTACCTACTGGTAAAGAATATCAGATTGTAGATGTAATTGACATTCCTGGTGATAGAACTTTTAGAAATGCTTGGGAGTATTCATAATGCCAATTGTAACAAACTTAACTAAAGCTAAGACTATTGCACATGAGATGCGTAGAGCGAGTCGTGAGGAAGAGTTTAAGCCACATGATGACATCATAGCCAAGCAGATCCCCGGTGCTGATGCTGACGCTGCTGAGACTGCTAGAGCTACTATTAGATCTAAGTACGAAACAGTTCAGACTGACATCGATGCTGCTATCAATGAAACAGAGTTGCTTAATGTTGTGGAGAGTATGTAATGAGTAAAGTTGTTATTCAGGGACACGCTAGTGGGACAGGTGACTTTACCATTGCTGCCCCTAATAGCGACACTGATAGAACTCTGACGTTACCTGACGAGGCTGGAACTGTACTAACTACAGCAGGTGTGCCTTCTAATGCAATGCCAGCAGGTAGTGTGTTGCAGGTTGTCAGCACTACTAAAACAGATACGTTTAGTTCTGGCTCTACAAGTTTTGTAGACGTAACAGGTATGTCTGCAAACATTACACCAGCATCTACTAATAATAAAATACTTGTTTCTTATAATTTAAATGTTTCTAATACAGCTATTGGATATAGTTCTTCTTGGAAAATAGTTAGAAATTCAACAGATATTGCAATTGGTGATGCTAGCGGTTCAAAAATAAGAACTACTAGTCAAGTATGGTCTGATACTTACGGTTTTGTAGTTTGGCATCCTAATGCTAGTTTTTTAGATTCTCCTTCATCTACTTCGCAGCTTACTTATAAAATACAAGCAATGACTCATTACGGATCTAGCTTTCCTTTTTTCTTAAATCGAGGTCAAGGTGAAGGTGATTCTGCACATTATGGAAGAACAATATCTACAATTACATTAATGGAGATAGCGCAATGAATCATAAAGCTATTTACGCATTATATTCTAATGTTGTATCTGTTGATGATACTGCTGGAGCAAAAGATGCTAACGGTAACTCGGTTACTATCGACATGGATGCAGTTAATGCATGGGTTGATCCTGACGCATACAAGTTTAGTAGAGTATCTGAGTATCCAACAATAGGCGATCAACTAGACGCACTGTATCACGCTGGTGTGTTTCCTGATGACATGGCTGCACAGATTCAAGCAGTTAAAGACAAGTATCCAAAAGGTTAATTATGAGTACAATCGCAGTCAATGCAATTACTGATGCCAATGCTGGTAACACAACAAGCATCAATGGAGTCACGCCTAATGCTAATAACGTAGTAGGTAAGAACTTAATTATTAACGGTGCGATGCAGATTGCACAACGTGGTACAAGTGCAACTGGTGTCACAGCGTATGGTTATCATACTGTTGATAGATTTACTCAACATTTTGTAAATTGCGGTACTTGGACTATTTCTCAAGATACAGATTCTCCTGACGGATTTAGTAATTCATTAAAACTTGATTGCACAACAGCAGACGCTAGTCCAGCATCATCAGATAGAGTCGGTATTCAGCAAAGAATAGAAGGACAAACATTACAACAATTAGCAAAAGGCACAACTTCAGCAAAGTCAGTAACGATGTCTTTTTGGATTAAATCTAATAAAACTGGAGACATTCAAGTTAATCTTTATGACCTTGATAATACGAGGCAGATTGGAAATACTGTAACTATTAATAGTGCAGCAACTTGGGAAAAGAAAAGTCTTACTTTTGCTGGAGATACTACAGGTGCGTTTGATAACGATAATAATTTATCTTTGATAATTGAATGGTGGTTAGATTCTGGAACAGATTATTCTAGTGGTGCTGTACCTACTTCATGGGAAACTGTAAATAACGCAGATCGTGGTGCTGGTGTCACTTTAGCACTTGCAGACTCTACATCAAACTACATTAACATCACAGGAGTCCAGTTAGAAGTTGGTGATGCAGCTACTGAGTTTGAGCATAGACCGTATACGACTGAGTTGCAGTTGTGTCAAAGGTATTATCAAACACTTATTGATGGTTTTGGAGCAGGTACTACATTTGCAGGAAGAGGTGATGGAGGATCAGGAACTGCAGCTTTTTTTACAGTTCCTCTTTCAGTTGGAATGAGAGCTTCTCCAACAGTAACAACTACTACTTTGTATTATTTTGATCACGACTCACACACAACTTCTACTTCTGCAACAACTGTTGGTGGTTTTGATTATAGAAATTCATTTATAGCTTTATATAATAATGGTTTTTCAGGAACAGGAAATAATAGAATAGCTGCGGTAGGTCCAGCAACTAATGATCCAATTAAACTAAATGCAGAGTTATAAAAATGTACAAAAAAATTGAAAGATTAAATGTAGTTATAGGAATAATACGGCTTTCAGATAATTCTGGAATACCTATAGACGAAGCTAACACAGACTATCAAGAATACTTAGAATGGTTAGCAGAAGGCAACACGCCTGATCCAGCAGACTAATGAAAAACTTTGATCTAGCTACGTTACTTGCTGGAATCATACCAGTAATGCTTGCTGCGATGTGGTGGGTTATTAGTAACGTCAATGAGTTAAGAGGTGAGATACAACTGTTGCAAGCTAACATGATGATGTTAGTAGATCCACAAGGACAGATTATTCCTAGTCCTGGTAATGCTTTTGCAAGACATGAATTAAAAGAAGAAGTTTTTCAAAGATTCGCAGACTTACACGTTAGAGTAAAGTTACTGGAGGCTAAGAGTGAAGAAGGACAGTAGACTAGAAAGAGCAGGAGTATCAGGTTATAACAAACCTAAACGTACACCTAATCATCCTACTAAGTCACACGTTGTTGTGGCTAAAGAGGGTGACAAAGTTAAGACTATAAGGTTTGGTCAGCAGGGAGTATCAGGTGCAGGTAAGTCTCCTAAAACAGCATCAGAGAAGGCTAGACGTAAATCATTCAAAGCTAGACACGCTAAGAATATATCTAAAGGTAAGATGTCAGCAGCATACTGGGCTAATAAGGAGAAGTGGTAATGGAAGATCTAAACCAACAGATAGGTAGACTAGAAGCTCAGGTAGAGTCTTTACAACGTCAGATGGAACAGTTGCGTATAGACGTTCAAGGAATGACAGAACTAGTAACTAAATGGAAAGGTGCTGGTGTATTACTACTAATATTAGGTGCTTCCTTTGGGTGGCTAGTAGACCTTATCCTTAACAGATGATTAGAAAGTACTTGACTTTATTGTCAATATGTGGTATAATATCCTTACAAGGATGTACTGCATTAGGAATTGCTAAAGCTATAATGCCAGGTAAATCTGGTACTAATGTCAATGCTAATGCTCAGGTAGGTAAAGAGAACACACAGCAGGTAGTAGGTCAACAAGACAACACTAAGATTGAAGGTGAGAATGTTAATGTTAGTCAGAAGGAAAATGACACCAGCATTAACACATCTAAAGTAGATAGCTTAATACAGAATAATACTAATGTACCAATGTGGTACTTATTGTTGTTGGTATTAGGGTGGTTACTTCCTAGCCCACAAGAGATATGGAATGGGTTTATCGGATCAATAGAAAGATTAATTCATGGCAAGAACAATAAGCGTAGCAAAAACACTTGACGGGCCTACGGCTACAACTAAATACACGCTGTATAAAATACCTGCTAAACAGACAGGATTATGGACTGTTCAGTATATTATCAGCACTGAGGGTAACGAAACACCTCATGTATTCTGGTATGACGCTTCTACTAATAATGAATATTTAGTTGTGGCGGGTAAAAACTTAGGTGTTGGTGAGTCTATTCTACTTGATGGAGACGCAGTTGTTGCTCTACAAGAATTTGATGAGATACGTATACAAAACTCAGGTACTACTAACGCAGTAACTTATATTGCAACTTTACATTTACAGTTTGCAGATGCAGTTCAATTTCACGGTAACGGTAATTAATAGGAGATAGATATGCCAGGATACGGATACGGTAAACCAATGAAGAAGAAGAAACCAGTAAAGAAAAAGAAGTAATGCCTAAGGCAAAATCAAAGGTAAATCAGGCTGGTAATTATACTAAGCCTACAATGAGGAAGAGGTTATTTGAGCAGATTAAAGCTGGAAGTAAAGGTGGTAACGCTGGTCAGTGGTCTGCTCGTAAAGCCCAGATGTTAGCAAAGCAATACAAAGCTAAAGGAGGAGGTTATAAGTAATGCCTCTGAAGAAGTCACAGAAAAGCCTAAAGAAGTGGACTAAGCAGGAATGGAAAACTTCTGATGGTTCTCCTAGTAAGGGTAAGAAAAGATATTTACCTAAAGCAGCTTGGGATAGTTTATCTCCTTCTGAGAAAGCAGCAACTAACAGAGCTAAAGCTAAAGGTAATAAAAAAGGTAAACAGTTTGTTAAGCAGCCTAAAGCTATAGCAAAGAAAACCAAAAGGTTTAGATAATGAACTACTTAGATTTAGTTAATGACGTACTAATAAGACTTAGAGAAGACGAGGTAACTGCTACAACAGATACTCCGTACTCTAAACTTATCGGTAAGTTTGTTAACGATGCTAAAAGAATAGTAGAAGATTCGTATCAGTGGAATGCTTTGTCTGAAACGTTGACGGTTACTACTGCTAATGATTTGTTTAACTATGTTATGACAGGATCAGGTCAACGATTCAAAGTGATTGATGTTATTAATAGTGAAGATAATGTATTTTTAGAGTATATGCCTTTTAGTCAGATGAACAATTTGTTTCTTAATCAGACACCACAAAAAGGTTCACCTTATTACTATAACTTCAACGGTGTAGATACTAACGGTGATACTCAAGTAGATATCTTTCCTATTCCTGATGGTGTTTATAATGTGTTCTTTAACATCTATAAACCACAAGTATCATTAAGTGCTGGAGCAGATCGGTTAGTTGTGCCTTCAGAGCCTGTACTTAAATATGCTTACGCTATGGGTGTAGCAGAACGTGGTGAGGATGGTGGAATAGCAGCACAAGAAGCTACTGCACTAGCTGATGCGTCTTTAGCAGATCATATAGCTATTGAGAACGGCAGATATAGTGACGAATATGTTTGGCATCAAGTCTAATGGCTGGTAGATTACAATCATCGACAATATCAGCACCAGGCTTTCTTGGTATTAACACACAAGAGAGCAGTGTTGATCTTGCATCAGGTTATGCACTAGAAGCATACAACTGTGTCATAGATAAGTTTGGTCGTATTGGTGCTAGACGAGGTTGGCAGAAAGTAAACAGTTCTACTAACTCTGATTTATTAGCAAACGACATTGAGTTTATTTATAACATACCTGAGACAGATGTAACGCTATGCGCAGGTAATAATTTAATACTATCCAAAGCTAGTGGTGCAAGTACATTAGTTACCGAAGTAAACACAACAGTAGCTGATGCAGCAGGAACAGGTACAACAGCATATAGCATCACAGGTAATGACTGGATGGGTGCTAGTATTGTCTATGGTGAAGGACCGGATATTAGTCCTCATGCTTACTTAGCACAGGCAGGACACTTACCGTTAGTCTATCACAAACTAGGAGCTAGTCATGCACACACAGGTGCTTATGGTTTTAACTTACTTAGCGATGCTGGCTCAGTACCTACCACCTACGCTTCTCCTAGTGATTTTAAGCCTAATGTAGTTATAGGTGCATACGGTAGAACATGGTGGGCTGACATTGTTAATGATGAACAAACACTTTATTTTAGTGCGTTACTAGATGGTACTAATCTTTCAACAGGTGACTCAGGTTACTTGTCATTGATTGATGTGTTTCCTAACGGAGACGAGATAGTAGGACTAGCAGCACACAACGGTTTCTTAATTATATTTGGTAGAAGAAACATTGCTGTTTACGCTAACCCTATTGATGTTACTCGATTAGAGTTAGTAGATTTAGTAGCTAACGTAGGATGTATTGCTAGAGATAGTATTGTCAATACAGGTACGGATGTTATGTTCTTGTCTGACACAGGTGTAAGAAGTATTGCTCGTGTTATTCAGGAAAAGTCAGCACCTATAAACGACATATCGTTTAATGTCAGAGATGACTTAGTATCTTTTGTAGAATCTCAAGGTACTAACACAATAAAGATTAAAGCAGCTTACTATCCTAAAGATGCTTTTTATATTTTAACACTGCCTTTATCTAAGTATGTATTTTGTTTTGATTTACGAGGTAGACTACAGAATGGTGCAGCAAGGGTTACTATCTGGGATAGCATTGAACCCACCGCCTTACATGTCACTTATACAGGCGATCTTCTTCTAGGTAAAGAAGGTTACTTGGGTAAATACACTGGTCATTTAGATGACACAGAAACCTATAAAATGAAATACTTTACTAATCATTTTGATTTAGGTAGTCCTACAACATTAAAGTTTTTAAAGAAAGGAAACTTTACAGTTGTTGGTGGTATTGGTCAGAACGTAGTTATTAAATATGGATTTGATTATGTTAGTTCTTATCGAGACATAAGAAAAACATTAAAGGCAGGTACTGTTACTGAATACAACATTGATGAATATAGTATCGGTGAGTATACAAACGGTCTTGCATTAGAAGAAGTTAAGTCTAACTTAGCAGGTTCTGGTTCTATTATTCAACTAGGATTTGAAGCAGACATTAATCAGAATCCTTTATCGATACAAAAAATAGATGTTTATGTTAAAGCAGGTAAAACAATTTAAGGAATAAGAATGTCATCGTATAGTAAATCTACAAATTTTACAACTAAAGATGGATTAACTTCTGGAGATCCAGGTAAACTTATTAAAGGATCAGAAGTAGATGCAGAACTTATTGCTGTTGAAGCTGCTGTTAATTCTAAAGCAGATCTTGACGGTCCTACTTTAACTGGAGTACCTTCAGCACCTACAGCTTCTGCAGGAACTAACAGCACACAGATTGCTAGTACAGCTTTTGTAACTACTGCGGTAACAAATGCTACAGGTTCTCTTGGAACTTTATCTACTCAAGACGCTAACGCAGTAGCTATAACAGGAGGTACTCTTACAGGTACTACAGTTAACGGTATTACCGTAGGCTCTAATGGCTCAGGAACTAAAACGATATCAACTGCTAGTCCTAGTGGTGGGTCTGATGGAGACATTTGGTATAAAGTTGCATCATGAGATTATCTGTTAAACATTCAGGTACTATCAAAGATCCTAATGAACTTTATGTTAAGGATGCAGGTACTTGGAAAACAGTTACTAATCTTTATGTGAATGATGCTGGTGTTTGGAAGCAAGTATTTCCACCCACAGGTACTCAAGAATATACTACAGCAGGTACTTACTCATTTGTAGTTCCTCAAGGTATTTTTAGTTTAAGTTTAGATAAGATGTCTGGTGGAGGAGGTGGTGGTCCATCTGGTTATCATTCAGGTGACTGCCACTCAGGTGTTCCTGGTAATGCAGGCATTGCTTACACAACTGCTCAATCTTTTTCTGTAACGCCTGGAGAAACACTAACAGTGGTTATAGGTGCAGGTGGTATAGGCGGTTGTTGCTGGGCATTTCAAGCACCACAAAGAATAGGTACTAATGGAGCAGCAACTGAAATTAAAAGAGGCTCAACTGTTTTGTATACAAGATCAGGTGGTGGAGCAGGAGTTGGTTACTACTATAGTGGTTCAGACTTTGTAACACCAGGATTAACTAATGGTACAGGATACGGCACAGGCGGATCAGGCGGTAGCTGTACAGGTAACGGTGGTAATGCTTTAGATGGAGGGGCTAAGTTATCATGGTAATAATGCCTAAACTCACAGATAAAGAAACAGAAAGCAGACGTAAAGAAATATGTAATTCTTGTGAAAAAAGTAAACTAGGTGTATGCACCAAATGTGGCTGTGTACTTAAATTAAAAGTTAAATTTGAACAGAATGAATGTCCGTTAAATAAATGGTGAAGAGGATAAAGAAATGGGGTTTTTAAAAGACGCATTATCAGTAGCAGCACCCATAGTAGGTAATATGATTGCTCCTGGTATTGGAGGACAGATAGGATCTATGGTAGGCGGTGCTATATCTGGTAGACAGCTGTCTAAACAAGCAGGGGAGACTGCTGCTCAGTATGATGCTAGGATGCGTCAACTAGGACAGCAAGGTTTCTTCAAACCTGTTGCGATGAAAACTCTTTACGGTCAATCTGAATTTGAAACAGATCCTGTTACGGGAGCAGTTACTTCTGCTAGTTACACACCTAGTGAATCCGTACAAGAGCAACAAGGTAGGCTTGGTGTTCTTATGGGTCAAGGATTAACTGCTGCTGAACAAGCTGTACCGTTTGCTCAACAGTATGCTGCACCAGCGCAAGGACTGTTTAGTCTAGGACAGGAATATTTAGCTGATACCCCGGAAGAAGCTAGACAGCGTTATATGCAACAACAGATGGATGCCTTACGTCCTTATGATATTGAAGAAGAACAAAGACTAGCTGCTGGTGTGTTTGGTCGTGGTCGAGGTGGTCTAAGTGTTGGTACTGGTGGTCAACCAGAACTACAAGCACTTGCTGAGGCTCGTAGACGTAGAGACTTACAGTTAGCTGCTGGAGCAGAACAAGCTGCACAGCAACAGATAGGCTTTGGAACACAGCAGTTAGCTAAGGCTGCTGGACTAATGGGAACTGGTTACGATATGATGCAGGGATCACTAGCACCATACCAGAGTTACTTAGCTAACCAAGCAAGACTAGAAGAGCTTGCACAACAACCATTAGAGATGGGTCTTAATGTAGGTGCTACAGCTATGACAGGACAGCAGTTCGGTGCTGACATGGGCAAGTCTGGTGCTCTAGTAACTGCTCAACAACAACTTGGTGCTGCTGAAAGAAAGAACGAAAGGATGCAAGGTTTGTTTGAAGGAGATTTACTTACAGATGCAGGTAGTGCTATCAAGACAGGTATAGGTAAACTAGGTGGTTTGTTTAGTGGTGGAGTTCCTGGTTTTGGTGGTGGTAGTTTTGGAGGAGGTCAAGCAGTCCCTTACTCATCAGGTATGTCAACACCTAATCTAGTGTTTGGTCAAAAATCGTATTAAGGAATAATTATGGCGAATAGTGTTTTAGATGTTTTTGGACCTACTCCTGAAGAGTTAGAATACCAAAAAAGACAAGAGCAAGAGGAACTTGCAAGACAAGACTACAGAGACAGACTATCTACTGCTGGTCAAGGTCTTGGAATGTTTGCAGGATTAGCTCGTTCAGGAGTAAGGCAAGGAGAGCGGTTAAGAAATCTAAGACTATTCGGTGAGTCTCCTTCTCCTCAAATGGAGAGAGCTACTGTGATGAAACAAGTCATGGATAAGTATCAGGGACAAGATATGTCTAATCCTCAAGTCTTAGCTCAGATGGCTGGAGAGCTAGGTCAGATGGGTTATCCAAGAGAAGCTATGCAACTAATGGATCAAGCTAAATCTACTGCAGTAGGTATGCAAGAGTCTAGGAGAAAAGCAGAGTTAGACGCTCTTGCTTTGAGAGAGAAAAAAGCAGATATTGCAAAGAAAGAAGCAGAAATAGGAAAACCAAAGAAGATAGGTGGTGAGTTATCGGATGGAGTGTTTCAAGACTTAACAGAAACAGCTCAGAATGTTAATACTGGTGTTGATTTAGCAGGATCTTATGAAGATTCATTTGGATCTAAACCTAGATTTTATTTAAATGCTCAAAGACTGAATCTGAATCCAGATGAAGATACACAAAGATATTTATCATGGTGGGGTACTTATGATAACTTTGTAACTCAGGTTAGAAATAAGTTATTTGGTGTTGCTTTGTCTGCTAATGAAGAAGCTAACTTTGAAAGAATAAAAATTAAAGAAACAGACAGTGCAGCAACGGCTAAGAGAAAACTTGAAGAACAAGCAAAGATAGCTAACAAAGGTTTTAATGAATTACTTGATATGTATGAAGGTCGTGCGCCTGGTGATGTATCTTCGCTAAGAAAAAGCCTACGAAGTGTAGGAGGTGAAGCAGCATCAGACGATTCATGGTCAACAGTAGATGTTATAACAATGGATAATGAATAATGGCTAAATATAAAGTAGCAATTCCTAACGAACCTGGTAAGTTTATTGTTATTGATGGACCAGAGGGTGCGTCTAAGGATGTTATAAGAGCTAAAGCTAAAGAACTCTATGCTGCTCAACAGGGGAAACCAACAGCAACAGAGCCAGAAGCTACTACAGAACCTGATTATGGTGAAATGGGAACTGCAGAAGTTTTGTCTCGTGCTGGTAGAAGTTTAGTCCCGTCTACCGTAAGTTTGATAGGTGATTTATATGAAGCTGTTACGAATCCAGTAGAAACTGCTACGACTCTCAGCCAAGTCATTGGCGGAGGTATGAGAAAAGGATTAAAGAATCTAGGTATTGATGTAGGGGATAGACCAGATTCTGAAGAAAAGTTTGAAGCTGTTGTCAATGAGATGTCTAAGAAGTATACAACTATAGAAGGATTCAAAGAAGCATTAGCTACAGATCCAGCAAGTATACTAGCAGACGCATCAGCATTGATTACGGGTGGTGCTCTAGCAACAGCTAAAACAGTAGGTACAACAACAAGAGCTGGGCAGAAAGCAGCATCTATTGCTGAGAAGGCTGCATTGATTGATCCATTGACAGCAACAGCTACAGCGACTGGAAAACTAACTACTGCTACTGTAGGTAAAGTTGCGCCAGCCGCATTAGCTTTTACTTCTGGTGTTGGTAGAAAATCTATCGAGAAGGCGTATGAGTCTGGAGTAGAAGGTGGAGCAGCCCTGAAAAATTTTAGAGATAACCTGAAAGGGGCAGACCCACAGTTAATACTTGACGATGCTCTCGCTAACCTTGAGAACCTAAGACAAAAAAAGAACGCTGATTATAAAGCAGGAATGAAAAAAATTTCTGACTCTGGTTCAAAGGTGATGTATAACAGAATAGATTATGTTTTATCTCAGGTAGCAAAAGAGGCTAATAAATTATCAGATGGTTCAATGGACACTGTCAATGCTTTGTTAGACAAAGTAAAACAATCTAAAGAAATGGGATACGACACAGTAATGCAGATGGATGATCTCAAGCAAGCAATTGCAGAAATAGGAGAATCATCTAGCACTAACGCTGGAAAGGTGTTAGCTGAAAAAGTAAGAAAATCAGTGGTGAAAGCTATTAATGATGTTGCGCCAGAATATGCAAATACTATGGAGACTTATGGAAAAGCTGCTGAAGCAATGAAAGAATTAAAAAATACTTTAAGTCTTGAGAAGAATCCTGATACTGCGTTAAGAAAGTTATTGTCTGTTATGAGAGATAATGTCCAGACTAATTACGGTAAAAGAGCTTCATTGGCAGAAGAATTAGAAAAAGGTGGTATTGAGTTCATGTCTAAGGTAGCTGGACAAGAATTGTCATCTGTAATGCCTAGAGGTATATTAGGTAGGTTATTAGGTGGAGGTGCTGTTGGATTTGGTGCTGCAACAGGTGGATTAGGTGGTCTATTAACTCCAGGAGCTATTCCAGCAGTAGCTGCTGCGTCTCCTAGAGTAATAGGAGAAGCTGCACAGTTAACAGGACAAGCAAGACGAAAAGCACAACAAGCAGCTCAGGTAATACCATCAGGTACTTTTAGTCAAATAACGGCAGCACAGAGAATAACAGAAATGTCAGAAGAGGAACAGTAAATGGCTAGTGCATTTGATGAGTTATTAGGTAATTTAGTTAATAAACTAAAAGGTGTAGGAGTAGGTTCTAAAACAGCAGCACAGAAAAGGGCTGAGATAGATTACTTGACTCCTAGCAACATAGCAGCTCAATCTGGGCAAGCCACTATGCGTGATTATCCTTACTACTATGGTAGAGGAGATGCTCCTGCTACTAGCTATAGTGCTGATATCCCTTCTCGTAAGTTTTATGATCCTTTTGGTACAAGAGTATCTGGTTATGGGTCAGAAACTGGAGGCGGTTATAGTAGAGGTGGTTTGTTTAAAAATTCATTACAAAATACAGATACAACTACAATAGCTGATACTATGAGAGGCGCTGTTCCTGACGCTATTTCTGAATATGAAATGAGGCAGTTGCAGATAGAACAAAACATCAGAGATGAGGAAGATGCTAACGCACCTAAAGATCAAGGTTTTGGTCAGTCCACTTTAGAAAGAAGACTGTATGATGCTAAGATAGCAGAAGATAGAAGAAGAAGAGAAGAGTTAGTAAAAAATAACATACCTATAGAAAGAAGAGCAAACGAAGAAAGAAGAATGCTCTCTCAAGCTCAATCTGAAAAAGAAAGAAGGGGTTTGTTCGACTATGGTGGTATGGATATGCCATCTCAACAACAAACAATAGAAATAGATCCTATAGTTTTAGAGATACCTGAGCAGCCTACTGTAGAAGAAGTAATCAGAACACTAGAACAAGACTATGCTGACTTAGCTGCTGCTGGAGCAGATACTGCTACCTTGAGTGCATTAGCTAGGGAGATTGATTCTTATAGAGACAGACAAAGTTCTTTACCTTCTATTGTCTCTGAAGCTGCTGCGTCAGATGTAATAGAGAACGCTCCAGTTAACTACGATGCGTTTGGTAATGTAGTATCACAACCTGAGACTGAAGTGTTAATGTCAAGACAAGCGCAGATAGTAGATCCTGTTGAGGTTCAAACAGAAACTTTATTAAAAAGTCAATTAGGTAGGCTTGGTTTTGATACACCACAAGCCAGAGAAAGACTAAATGATCTAGCACAAAAAATAGCTATGATTGAAAGTTCTGGAAATCCACAAGCAAAAAACATACCTGTAAAAGGAGAGAAAGCAAGTTCTGCTACAGGTCTTTATCAGTTCTTAGTGGATACTAGAGGAGGTCAAAGTGCTTTACAAACTGCTGTTAACAGAACTAAGAAATATGTAAAAGCTGATTGGTTAGATGAAGTAGCCAAGACAGGAAAGGTAGAAGACCTAAGTCCAGAGCAACAAACAATTTTGTTTTTAGGTGATATATTAGAGAAAAAAGGAAGTGATCAATACCTTAAAAAATTATTAGATCCTAACGCAAGTAAAGAAGAAATAAATAAAGCTATGTTAGATATCTATTCAAAGTTACATCACACTGATGTTGATGAAAGAACATTAAATAGAGCAAAGAAGTTTATTAAATAATGGAGCAGTTCATCATCAACTTCTGGGAGATCATCTCTGGTCTCCTTATCGTAGTGTTCCTAGCAATAACTTGGAAGGCAGAAATTGGGGCACGCATCTCTGTGTTAGAAGAGAAAGTACGTGCCCTGTTTGAACTAATTAATAATAAGAAGGATTAAATCTCACACACTCCTGCTGTACAAGCCAGTGTCTGTACTCCCTCTACGTTGTCATCAACCTCGATGAGACTGTCCCACTCAATACTCTTAGGCATCTTGTGCAACAGTTCTTTATACTCCTCCTCACTGCACTCTTCGTAGGGTGCTTGCTTGTATGTCCCACCATCGTAGGGCAAGAAGCTAACACCACTAACGTCATCAAAGTTCTTCCAAATCCATGAGCCTACCTCAGGCCACTCATGCTCCTCAACAGAGATAGTGACTGAAGGCTTATGCTCACACCAGTGTTTCTGATACATCAACCATAAGTCTAAGTGTTGTATCGCTGTCAAGTCATCACGCAGTAGTGCATTGTCTGGTGACTTCTTAGGAAAGCTAAAGACAGTAGTAGACTCTGGTCGTAGTACACAGTCCTCAGACGGTATACCCTGCTCAGTCATGAACGTGGATAGAGGATCTTTCTTATCGCCTCGTACCCTGCGGATATAGTATTTACTGTGTCTCGTATGAATGCCACTGGCAGAGTCAACAAGCTGACTAACAGTGCCAGAAGGCTTAATACAAGTGATGGCAGCAGATACAGGGATATCAAGCTCAGTGGATAGCTGTAAGTTTGTAGCAACCGAAACATCTCTGAGTCCCTCAAGCATTGCTTTAGTTT